TTGAGGATAAAAAATCGCCGAGCGTGTTACCTTGCCCACAATAAATCACAGCCACAAAAAAAGCAGCCGTAAGTGGCTGCTTTTCTTTGGGATGTTTGGTCGGCACGAGAGGATTTGAACCTCCGACCCCTGACACCCCATGTTAGCTAGCATTGATTATATAAATCCAATTAAATCATGTAGATATATAGAGTTAACTGGATATACAAACAGTACCTAAAATACAAAATATGCATCTTATACATCAATGACTTAGGATGACATATACCATTAATAGCACTAGGTCAAAATTATATATTGAAGAGTTCTGGGAAAAAACATTGGTATTGATCTGGGAATTCTTCATGGACTACATTGATAGCTTTTATTTTGTGATATCTAACTGATTTTTTTTCTATATTAAGTAAACATTGAGAAGAATTATCAAATGGGTTTTGAATACCAAAAGAAAATCTCCGCTGAACATTTTTTTCTTCTAACGTATTGAACTCAGGGAAAAATATTATATTTGTGCCATCCCCACCTGTTTGAACGGAAGGGTAAACTATCCCTGCAACTTGGGAGCCATATTTTTTTCTGAAATATTCAAAAATAAATTGGGTAGACATGTAATGTAAATAATTGGCATCTCCTTTTGGCTTTGATAGCTTTTTAATTATATTTTTTATAAAATTAACTTTGTGTAATTCCTCTCTCATTCCTTTCTGTAGAAGGTCGATTTCTGGATTTTGTGTATTTGTCAATGTAGTAAGATCTAGAAGGTCTATTTTCTTGGTTGCAGTTAGTTGTACGCTTAACACGTAATCACCTGTATTTGCTCGTATTTCACTCAGGCAAGTATTTCTTTCTAAAGCGCAATAAAGTCCGGATATTCCTGCAGGAGTCATTCTTTGGTCTGTTGCCAGATTGGGGGGCGGGGCTCCTAGTTCTGAAATGAGATTTTTTTCAAACTCCTTGGCTTGCTTATAGTCGTTAACTTTTCTCGCTCTATATACCGCATCTCCAATGTTTAATTGCTTCAGGTAGTCTTTTTTAATTAAACTATTATCAGATAATATAGAAAATATTTCTTCTAAGAAGTTATATGCATCAACGTTAAAAAATCTATAGTTATGATTTATATGCGTGATGAATTTTTCCCAATGCTTTTCGTAAATATTTAAATCGAGAGAGCCATCGTCTTCAATGAAAACAACAGAATGATTCTCTTTGTCATGTAGAAATTTAGCAGGAATGCTATTGTCTAAATCACTGTAGTAACACTCATCTCTGAGATCAAACCAATCTTGTAAAACTATATCGATACTAGCACTTGCTATATGATTTGAGCCGCAGTCAAAGATTAATGCGTATTCATAAGGAGTTAAATCATCTTTTGTAATACAATTATTTTCAACACATTCAAAAATATATTTGAAAACGTCCCTTATATCTGAACATCGTTTTTCTTTACCACAATAATTGCAATTATCAGTAGTACTTTTGGAAAGAATGAAATGTTTGATCGGCTCTCTTTTGGCGCAGTCAATGCAAATCATAAATACTCCACATAGGTAATGGTTGCTGTCAAGTTAAGAAATTTTCTATGCTATATTAATCTCACAATGAGGGACATGTACCCATTCAATATGATTTTCGGTATAAATTCTTGTAGATTTAGCATCACTATGAGCCATTCTAGCTTGTGGATCAATGCCTTGTTGGTTAAATAGAAATGCTGATAGGGCACGTATCTCATGAAATGTTGGTCGCTGGTCTTCTGGCAATGACGATCCCACACCGATCTGATCCCTAAGTGCTGAAAACGAACGGCTAATGTAGTCAGGTGCAACTTGAGTGGGATGTTTAACCTCTTGGCTGACCGGATTACTTCTTTTTAATGGGATTCGGTGAACAACGTAAGGGCTGGCTACATTGTCTCTGCTATTTTCAATGACTGATTTAAGCGACTGGCCAATTGGGATTGCAACGTGGGATGCTTCTTTATGCTGTACCTTTTGCCGGTGAATATAAAGAGTCCCATAAATATTATTTTCTGGTTCATTTAACCACACGCAGCCGCATACCCCTTGCGCTGGCTGTTTTATTGAATACTTTATCCTGGACACTTCAAGACGTGCATGACTGGTCTGCAGAGCAAGATCCATTGCTGTTTTAAGCCAGAGCGGAGCAGCATCGTGAATCTTTCTGTAATCAGTAAGGCTAAGTCTTCTTCTTGTTTTTTTATCAACTCTACGCATTTTCTTTCTTTCAGCAGGGTTATCGATCATCAATGACTCATCGACAGCATAGCTGAATAGCTTTTTCAGAAAGCTCACTTTTCTATTCTGTACGTTGGCTGAGGAGGTTTCGTGATACTTTGTGATAAAAGCATTTACGTGTTCAAGTTGGATATCACAGGCATAGATATCAGAAAAGAAATCTTTCACGCGGACGATATCATTTTTCCAAACAGCCACCGTGTCTGAGCTTGGTTTCTCATCAACAATAGCCCGGTCCAATAACTTCTCAGCATAAACGGCAAATGGTTTAGCTTCACCATTCTCTCCGCCTGACTCTCTGATCAAGCTATCTAGCGAAGGTGTCGTATCAGGTCGCATTCTATTGTTATATTCGCGCGCAATGGCTATGGCCAAGGCTCTATCAGAGCCAAGGCTTTTACGCTTCCCAGTTATCAGTGTGAAACGATAAACATTTACTGACGCATCAAAAAAGAGATGATCAAGAAGATGTCTATTTTCTCTTTTGCGGGACGACCTAACATTTACGCCTCACTGATAAGATGATGAACAGCATTTGACACAATACTACTAATTCCCCAGTGTTCAGTTGAAACGACCCAAACACTCTCATCGACAATACGGCCTTGTAAGACACCATTTCTTACCCATTTTTTGATGGTTCGATTGTCTGGTTGTGATCCGGTTTCAAATTCTCTCTTAGCCCAAGCGCTGGCTCTCATTAATTTACTCATACGTCCTCCACATAATCTACTGTATTGGCTTTGGTTGGTCGTTGATATCAACGTTACTAAACACACTTTTCTTACAGGCATAGCTGACCGCCGATTATCGGTGCGGGAATAGAGTGGGTTGGTTTAAGGGTGGGGATTAGTGACGGTTAAAAGCTTTAGCGCGGGCAATTTTTTCAGCATCTTCACGATACTCACAGTAGCAATAACTTGTGCCGGGTACCGATGGCTCGCCGCAGTCACCATTCCGGCAGGTGGCTGAAGCTGGCTCAGGTCTAACTCTTCTCGCCAGTGCTGCATTTAAGTGCTGCTCCGCTTATGCGTCAGCTTTGTCTACTACATCTGCGTACATGGTGGTTTCCTTTAGGTAATAAAAAACCGCCTCAGTGGGCGGTCAGAATATTTTCAGATACGGACTCTATTTCAAGGTCAGAATGATTGTAAACTCTCTACCTGGATGAGATCCACTCTCGCTAACGGTGGTTTCTATGGTTCTGTTATTAATTAAATCTGATGCGTTAAGCTTTTTCATCATTTCGTCGCTTGCACTTTTTACAGTAATCGTCGGCTCTGCAAAAACGTCCATTGTTATGACTTTCTTATCTTTGAAGTTATCGGTGGTAACCAACAATATAAGTTGTCCGGCTACCTCTTTTGCATCCTCAATACTTCCGACTGGTGTGGGTTCCATTTTTATGCTCCAAATTTAATTAGGAATTAAGTCATAATTCATACCTTCTTACTTTACCACACACAAGCTCATGCTTAGCCTGAATATCTTCCATAGCCTCTATCTGATGCTCGCATTGTGATTGGGTGGGGTAGATACGTCACTCGTTATAAATCCTGATACTTTTCTTGTTTTTTTATGAGGTTAATCGTTTAATACTGAATCTTTTCCATACACATAGGTTGCTGATGAATACGGTACTTATTGTATTTGCTATCATTATTTTAACACCACTAATACTACAGATTGCCTCAAGATACGAAGACCACCTCGAACTGAACAAAAAAAGGTCTCGTGTAAAAAAGTCTTTCGATACTTTTTTCAATACTTTGCTAACGGAGGATACTGTAATTCTTGACACTGAAACTACGGGACTAAGTAAATCGTCCGAGATAGTAGAAATAAGCATTATCGACATTCATGGTAATGTACTCCTGGACACATTAGTTAGACCTAAAAGGAAAATACGCTCAGACAATAAAGCTACTGCTATACATGGAATCACCAATGATATGCTTGTTTCTGCGCCACAGTGGAAAGATATCCACGAACAGGTTTGTTCCATCCTCGTCGGTAGAAATGTTGTTATTTATAATGCGGAATTTGACTTAAGATTAATGGAGCAGACAGCCGAAAAATATGGTTTAACTATGCCAGATATTCACGCAGAATGTTTGATGATGACATATGGCGCATGGGATGGTACACCAAGTAAGTACAAAGGTTTTAAATGGCACAAACTCGCTGATGCAGCAAAAGCTTTAGGCGTGGCTATCGATGGCCAGACACACAGGTCATTGACTGATTGTAAAACTACTTTGGGCGTTTTGAAAAAAATGCATCAAAATTCAGCTCCACTTCTCAATAAAAAATAACTTTATAACTATCTAATTTATGTAGATAAAATTTCATTCTCCACTATAAGTTAGCCTTCCTTGGCGATGGAGTTCAGTAGCTGATTTTTTTACAGAGTAATTTATTCAGCCGAAATAATACCGATAAGCGATTTCAGATAATGAAAGAGACTTGATTAACTCGATGGCCTGTTTTGAATGAAAATACTCTTTAATTCATCCACGCTCAACCAAGCTCTTTTACGATGTATCATTCTATGACAATTTGCACATAGAATAGCGAGGTCATTAACGGTGGTTGTTTCGTTTTCATCTCTGAGGTTTAGTGGATTGATATGATGGCATTCCGCAAACCCAGATCCGGTTTTACCGTATGCTTTGCTAAAGTCAAAGTCACAGACTTCGCAAGCTAATGTACCTGTTTCTTTGATAACCTGATCTTTTTTTATTTTAATCAGTTTGGCATTCCGCTCTCTGGATTTATGTACGCAATAAATCGGACGTCCTTCTGAAGCGTGATGGGAAGATGATATTGCGTCAGCAGTAGGCTCATCTGGGACTGTAACGTCAGCAAGTACATCAATACTTTCAGTTGGAGTAACAGAACCTTGCGTACAGGCTGATTTTCTAGCTGCTTCAACAAAATCTTGGTTAAAAAACTCTGTTCCGAATAAAATATCTTCACCAAAGTCTTTAATTATCTCAAATCTAAACCTATGGGGATAAATTTCGTCATCAGGCCAAACTTTATCAGTAGACTTATAATAGCCACGGGTGACACGTCCTATAATGATTTTTTTTACCATTCCCCGAAAGTCAGATAACTTATCTTTCCCTACACGAGAAAAACCTGCTGGGGTCGCTCCTTCAGCTTTAAGCCATGATATTGAATATACAAAGGCGACTAAGTCTCCCTCTTTAACATCTTTAACCGACCTATACTTTTTATCATTTACTCCCCAAATTCCGTTTTGCATTCCTATAGGAAAGTTTATCTTCGAAAAAGGTTTATTCGAGACGTAAGTTACCCAAATCATAATTACCCCAGTGATAGTTAAACAGCCACTCGAGCAAAAACATAACACAGGCTAATATATTTCAGAATGAATGATTAGTTATCAATGGTAAAATCCTCGCTTCTTAACTCATAAATATCTGTAGCGTAGCTCAATAATCCGTCTGATTCTGCCAGAGCCCTAGCGGCATATCGGTAGGATTTATCCAGTTCAGCTTGATTTTTTGCTTTCATCGCGGCTTCCTTAAAAGCCTCGAAATCTTCCGTTTCTAACTAGAATACTCGCACTGGATAACGACCGCAGTTGATGGTTTCGCTCACCGCAATGAAGACGAATAAGGGGTATTCGCCGAACTGTTTCAGATATCCTTCACGGTACATCGCATCTTTAACGTGGTACAGGGATTCATCGACGCGGCGACTGAATCTCTCCATGTCTGCAATTTTTTTAATATCTACGATGACTGGTTGTGTGTCTGCGTCAGCTGAGGTTGTATAAGTATCGCTGGCAGTAATGGTAGCGGAGGATTTTGCTAATAAAATAAATATAGTATGTATTAGTTATTCTTTGACTGGATAATTATGAATGATTGATAATATTCTTAAATTATAAAATATGGATTTATCATGAATAGAAAGCGGTTTATTCAGTCGCATGGCGCAACATGTAATAACTGGACATGGAGTTGGTCTTTTGTTAATCATGAAAAAAAGATGGTGATATTTGGAGCTTGGGACTCAGAGCAAGATCTAGAGCGATCAGTAATTTTGAGAGAAGAATGGCAACATAATTTTAATGAGAAAAAACAGCCAGGATATTCACAGGCCATTGAACATATTGAGTTAGTTCATCAGGGGTATGATTTGTTTACCTTTGGGATGGTTTTTTCTGAGCATCCAGATAATCCGGAAATTGCAGTGATCAAGGATTTTGAACCTAAGTTGAATAAACGTTACTTAAGAAAGGAGAAGCAGGTCTGGTATGCAGATTTTTTACCAAATCCTTTTCCAGATGAAATTCCTTCCTCTGAAAGTTTTGTTGAAGGGGCAAAGTCACAAGTTATAGTTAACAAATATGAGCGCGATCCTATGGCTAGATTAGCTTGTATCCAATATTACGGGACAATATGCCAATGCTGTCACTTTGATTTTGAGAAAGTATATGGAGAGCATGGTAAAGGTTTTATTCACGTGCACCACATAAAGCCGTTATACAGTATTGGCGAAAGCTATGTAGTGGACCCAATAAAAGATTTAATTCCATTATGTCCAAACTGTCATGCAATGGTACATCGTGGCAGTGAAATACTATCTGTAGATGAATTAAAAAGTAAAATGAGAAACTAAGCCATTAACTAAATGCCTAGGCCAACTTAGATTAAATAAGTATTGCTGGAGGCTGTAGTGGCGGGGTATATGTTCGTCTTAGCTGAGCTAGTATCAAAGAAAGTAACCTATTTACTAGAGCATCATTTTTCAACGTTACTTCGGTATTGAGAATGTTTGGAAAACCGACAGCTAGGGGGGATGGACAGGTGATTTTTACCATTGGCAAATCACAGCCACAAAAAAAGCAGCCGTAAGTGGCTGCTTTTCTTTGGGATTTTTGGTCGGCACGAGAGGATTTGAACCTCCGACCCCTGACACCCCATGACAGTGCGC